TCATTCTCAAACTCAACACGCACCTCGTCAAGAACAGTCTTGTCCACAGAGAATCCACGCTGATAGATACGTGCCAAGCATACAGCAACTTCATCTGTAAGTTTAGCTGTGCTTGCAAGTTCTTTGTCATCAGTTTCTAACTGTGCCATCAGTCTGTCTGCAAGTTGCTGTGTGGCATGAAGGTCAGCAGACAGGTATGTAGCCAGTTCATCATAGGGTATGTCCTTAGTGCTGTATCCTTTCTTAAAGTATTCTTTCAATGTGTCCTGTTTCTTTGTGTCTAACTGATAGCGTTCAGCACAGGCTTCAAGAGATAAAGGTTGTTTCTGCCCACGCTGTATGACATAGGCATTGAGCATAGTGTCAAACACAGCACCATCATACGTAAATCCTGACTCCCACAGCCACATCAAATCGTGTGGTGCGTTGTGCATAATCAGTAGTGTAGTTGCATTTAACATGCGTTGCACTATGTCTTTACCTGACGCAGTGGGTTGCATTTCCGAATGGTCAAAGATAACAATATTTTCTTTCCCTGACTCGCAAAGCATACCTACCAATGTTAAACTGTTGTCAGGTTCAAATGGGTCAAGATGTAATTTACCATTCCTGTGTGTTACGGTGTTTTCTACATCAAGAGTTAGTTTCATTTTAAATCTCCTATTATCTTAACGGCTTTATCTACAGGTATCTTAAACCACTCTGAACCACATTCTTCTGCTATCTCTTCTGCCTTTTTGTGTGCCTGATGTTCAGCCCTACGTCTATCTTCAAAGTAAGTGCAGTGCTCTAGCTTGTAATCTCTAAGTGGGCTAGAGGTTTGATATGACTTGCATCTATCGTCAGCATCTACAGCCATACCAATCTTAACCCACCCTTCCCATGCAGGGTTAGTAATTGCATAGACATAACCATCTTTTGACTTTTTATACTTTTCAAAACTAGAGAAAGCTGCATCATTAAAAGACTTATAACGTCCTGCTTTATGCATTGGGTGTGTATAGGGTACATATTTACCATTTACAAACATTCTTGTTTCATTTAATTTAGTAGAACAAGTAATACATAGATATTTATGTTGTCTTACATTTCCCTCTACCCAATTTTCGTTTAATACTAAATCGGTATTACATTTTGTGCATTGATGTGTCATACTTCATACCTCGCTGTTCTATAATCAAGATTACACATAACATGTCCGTGCCACCCTGTCAACTTATTTTTAACACAGTTTAAGTATCGTGCCGTACTTTCTTCTTCTTGCCCTTCAGTAACATTATCTTTAGCAATCAATATCATAAGGTCAGCTTCAGCAGCTTTACCTGTACGTGAACCTTCCATCATACTCTGATTAACACTGGTAGTCTTACCCTCTGCCTCTGCACTCAACTGTGACATATAAAATATAGCACACCCATGTTGTTTAGCAATCATACGTGCATACACAGCATTAGCTTTCAGTGCTTCGTCCTGTCGTGCAAAGCCACCTGTACGTGCAAACTTGTCACCCATGTCAAGCACCACAATGTCAGGCTTGTATGTCTTACAGACACTCTCAACCCACGCCATGTCCTTACCTGTAGCGTCACGTAGTTTGATGTTTTGCTTCACAGGTTCGTACAATATGTGTGCTTTCTTAGGGTCAGCTTTAACTTCGTGCATCGTCATACCACTTGCAGCAGTTAGGTATCTAGCACCAACTCTGTGAGCCCCCTCTTCGTTACATAACACAATACAGCTTGCACCCTGTCGTGCAAATCCATTTGGACCTGCAATAATACTGGCATGAAAAGATGTTTTACCTGTATTGGGTCTTGCACCAATCTCAATCAAGTGACCTGCATTAACACCCTCAACCTTACGACAGAGTGTGGGTATATTGAATGTCCACTGTGATTCCAAATCATTCTTACTAAGCAGTGTTTCAATGTCAATGTCGTCCCACTCAATGTTAAGATTTGGTGTAAAGTCATCGCCATAACTCTCAATGATATTACGCAGTGGCTCAAGATTATTCTGAGTACCATTTACATAATCAAATCCAATGTTGGCAATGTCCTCTCCAATAACCTGTTGAAACAGTTTAGACAGTACGTCCTGTGCTATGTCACTGCCCATAGGCTGTTCCTTCTTGACCTGTGCAAACAGACTACTATAAGCACCCTTCTGTGCAGTGGTCATTGTGGGATTACCAGATACAAACAGAGCTTCTATCTCGTCTGGTGTAACACTACGTTCATACTGTTGCATAGCTTTATCTATAGACTGTTTAATCTTACGTACATCTTTACTAAACAATCTGTCTGGGCATCTAGCTCCACGATGTTCATCGTAAAACTTCTTGTCCATCAAACTTCTAATCAGTCCTAATTCCATAATTTAATCTCCTATGTTGGTCTAAGTTTTCTAAGTCGGTCGGGTTTCTATACTTCAAGTCGTCTATCAAATTCATTACTCGTACACTATCTACATAACCACGTAATTCCTTCATAAACTGTAACGTCTTTGGTACTGCATCGGGGTCTAACGCTACGATTGCTGTTGAGAACTGCGACAAGTACCTCTTGTGTGATTCGGAGAGTGAAGTACCCAACACAGCCACCCCGACATATACGTCACTTCCTACAACAGCAGCACTGACGCAATCCTCAACAACTACAGCAACCTTACCATAACCATGTACGTATGGCAAGTCACTATTTCCATATCTTCTCCATTTAGGTAATCTTTTTCCTAAAGAACGTCCAACTGCGTCAATTATGCAACTATCATGTACAACTGGAAAGACAACTCTATGTTCTTTAACATCATAATATAACTCTACATTGTCCTCATCTAAACCAAACTGTTTACGAAAAGGTAACACTTCCTGTGAATGACTAACAACATACTCTGGCAATACAAAGTCCTTTTTCTGATGTTGTACGTGGGGTCTAAGTGACTTACGTATATCGTCACTTGTTAAATGAACACGTGTGTTACCAGACACAGAACAATTAGCTTTGTAACAGTTCCACACTAAACTACCCATGTTATTTGTAGCTGTAAATGTTTTATAACCTTTACATGCAGGACAGTCCATACGTTTAGTTTCTCCGTTACTTAAATCTAAATCACTTACAATGTCATATATATTATTCATGTTATATCACTTTCTATGTTTTCACTTACAGTGGATTTTACATGATTGATTCTGGTTGTCAAGGCATTATTTGCACTTGTGTATGTATTTTTTAAATATGGTTTTACTGATTGTGGGTTTGCGTGTCCTGTAACTGACATAATTTGTGGCAGTGGAACACCAGACTCTACCATTTCAGTTGTACCTGTTCTACGCAAGTCCATTAATCGTAATTCATCAGGTAATTCTGCCAGTTTCATAACAACTCTACCTGCCTTAGACATTCTTTCTAGGCTGTAAGGGTGATATTTTCCCCCTACAGGGCGTGGTCGTGGTGCAACGTAGGGTTGGAAGCCAAAATCCTTTTGTTGCTGTGTGAGCATCGTTTTAAGCTCATCAGAGATAGGCAGGAAAACCTGCGCTCTGCGTTTAGACTGCTCAAGAGACAGAATAGATGTGTCTAAATTAACACTACTCCACTCTAACATTCTCATGTCTCCAATCCTCTGACACCACTCGTATGCCATCTGGATAATCAACCCAACATTTCTATACTCAAACTCTTCATAGGCAACATCAAGAAACTTCATTACCTGTTCCCTCGTCCACACAGTTTTTCTTTGCTTCACTGTTTTACGTTTTATGTTACCAAATGGATTCATAAGCACGTGTTCCATCTGAATACCGTACCGAAACAGCCTACTAGATATAGTACAGGCATAGTTGGCAAAATGTATTCCCCTCTTTACCCATTCCTCATAATGATACTTAGCCATGCGTGTTGTAACGTCAACGATACGCCTGTCACCTAAATCACACACTAAAATATTTAAAAAATAATCGTATTGACTTTTGGTTTTATCTCGTAACATCTTGTAATCATTGGATTGTTTATATACATAGATTAACTGCGACAACTTGGCACTCTTCTTCAGGGTAGTACCTGTTGCATATTTGTCACACCATTCATCTATAATTTTATTAAGTTTTTTAGCTTCAGCTTTAACCTGTTGCAAATCTGCACCTAACTCACATCTACTGATAATGTCTTGTGTAACTAGATGTTGTGGTGGGTTAAATCTATAGCATATCTGTCCATCTGCTAAAGTTTTACTCTGTACATAACGTGGTAATTTCATGTTTACTTCTCCCATCTATAAAATATATGATTATCTATACGTGCAGTGCGTGTCTTTGTCAATGCCCATTCTGGATATACATTGACTGCGTGGTAATGTGTCGCACCCTCTAGCATGTCAATAGTCTTACCGTCATGTACAGTTACAGCGACAAGCAAAGCCTTTGCCCATGCCTTCTCGTCAGTAGGATTGTCCTTCAGACCGTCACAGAACCATGAGAACTGGCATTTATGCTTTACAGGTAGGTCACTACCCGAATGTCTTACTGCCTGTGTAACGACATCACAGACGTTATCAGGGTATCTGTTGTCATTGACTCTGTTTATTACTACCTGTGCCACAGCTATTTGACCTGCTGTAGATTGTGATCTAGCTTCCCAATAAATGTTCATGGCTAGACATACGAGTGCTGTTGTCAACATAACTTTTGCCCTCCCCCCCCTTATGATAAGTTAAGATTATTTTTTATCGTCTGCGTCATCTTCTGTCCTTATTTCCCCTGTGTCCATGTCTATGTAAACATCATCATAGTCATCTATATCTGGCACGTAGTTTTTCTTTTTGTTAGGAATTACCTGTGGACTACGCCTGTTACGTAACATAGTCCTAGCTATAGGATTTATTCTTTTAAATATTTTCATCTTATTTCCCTTCGTATATTTCTACATTTATAACTTTGTAGTCACCTAGTATTTCTTTAACCTCTAGTTCACTACTGGCATACAAATAAATTGTACGTACATTTTGTGATACGCCCGATGTGTACTCTACGAAATAGTTATACTTTGTGCTTGGTATCCATGCCACCATCTGTTACTCCCTTTCACAATTATCTATAATGTTATGCTTGTTGTCTTCGTACCTGCATCTATCAGGGTGAAACATTTCTTTGTAGGTTTCTACCCAAGGCATGCCCCAAGCTAAGTAGCCTATGATGTATGGTAGTGGTACAAGTAAAAAGATTACTACCAGGGTTGCCTTAAAGAACCCTTCGTTATGGTATGCTTTCATTTTGGGTACTCCTGTATCGGGTAGTTCAGTATGTTCTTCATGCATTTCTTTTCCTTTTTGTTTCCTACGAATGTAATATACCTGTGTTTAGCTGACCTGTCAACTCGTTTAGTTCTGTCTCCACCATGATGTCTTGAATGGTTGCCTTCCTTACCTGCCATGTCTGTACGTGGTCTACTTGTACCTGTAAACATAAAGTTACAGGCTTGGTAGATGTACCCTGTGTGTCCTTCCTTAGTGTCAGCATAGCTTACCACACATTTAGGTCTAGGTAATAGTTTCAATGAGTTAGCCACAAGATAACTTGCTTCATTCTTTTTGTTGTTACGTAAAACTAGCCTGTTTAGTTCTATGACTTTGCTCTTGTGTTCCTCACCCATGACACCCTTGCACAGTGACGGTGAAGCAGGTGAGCCGTAGCTAACGATACCCACCATGTCATCACCCTCAAACAAACCATACGCATAGGATATACTAGGCATACGTTTAGCGTAGTGTACATTAAGGATTAAGTCCTTGGTGTCACTGTACTGTATTTGTTTTACACTGTAGCCTTGCATATTATTTTATCCTTTCAACAAGAACATAACTTTGTCCACTTGAAATAGCACACTGTTCTTTTAGTTTTAGAAGTGTAAGATGTTCTAATTCTTCTGTACTCAAACCGTTGTTCTCTTTAATAAACTCGCTCATTAAACCTGTATGTAAAGTCTCGCCATCTTCAATGATTGAAATTACTTTTTGCATACTACTTGCCCTTTCTTTTTCTTGTTAGGTTAGATACTAGAACACACAGTTTGTCAAACTCTTCCCATGTTACATTACTTAATGTAATCTTTAATCTATCTATACCGCCACTCATTTCTGGCATAGGTACAGTCTCCATAATTATTTTATTTTCTTCTGTTAAACAGGCTTGTTTGGCTCTCTCTTTTAAAATATAATCTGTATTCATATCAATCTCCTATTCCTATTGGATACATGAAGCTACTCATTCCCATTATGTTAAGAAAAGATTCTAGTGTGGCAATGCCTAGCACAAGTGCCACACAAATTTGTGCTGTTAGGGTGTCATTCATCACCACTCAAACTCCTTACATGCTATCTTACGTATGCTCTCTGGTATAGGACGTTGCAAGTCGTACATTACGTGCATCATCTTGTCTAGGGCATCTACTGTATTGTTGTATGACTCTATTTGCATACGTCTACTGTCCTCAGATAATGTATCCCACTTAGCTGTAGTGAGTATCTCACACTGCTCTCTACGTTCAGCATAGTACCTTTGTTGCACATCGTCATCTAGGTCTTCCCATTGTACACCCTCTTGCCAATCGGTTTGTCTTTGCACCCATAGTTCTCGCACTACTTTAAAATCTGAATGATTTTTCTCATCATCTAAGATGGGTGTAGTACTCTTCTGGTATCTCTTGTCTGTGTTAGCCATTGCTATTCTCCTTTTCTAATTTATTTTTAAGGTGTTGTCTTGTAGGATACACAAAGGTAAAATACTCTGGTATTTCATACCCATGTTTTGTTGCATACTTATTAGCTGAATAATTGCTATTAAATATTTTAATACTTTGACTGTTCAGGTAGTCTAACCATTCTTTTTCAGAGCCAGTTCTAAAAGTATTCCTACCCATTACAGGGTCTCCTTCGGTTGGGGATATATATTTTTCTATTATGTAGTACATTTTACTTCTCCTGCGATTAATAGTATTAATATGTTAGCTATAAATTTCATTGTGTTTTATCATTTTCTAAACATTTCATAATCAAAATAATTAGTTGTGTAGTAGAACAATATTTATTATTTTTGTTTTCTTTTATTATTGTTTCTACACTTTCTATTATCTCTTCTTTAGTTCTTTTAGTCATCTGTCAACCATACCTCGCTTGTAGTTGCTCGTACTGTTCTCTTTTATCTACAGGTAGCTCCTTGCCTATGTGTATCCTAAACCACAGTCC